AAGACACAGTGTTTTTTACAAACAATTTGCCATACGCTTCAATAGTCGAAAACGGTAACTATTCAACCCAAGCGCCGCAAGGAATGGTCAAGGTTTCTGTTTTAGAATTAGAGCAGGTCGTGCAACAGCAAGCAGCGCAGTTATAATGAGTACATATTTTTTAGATATATCTGCTGCACTAGATAGCAACCTAGCGACATTCGCAGCGGCTAATAGTGTTAGCGTTGCTTATGAAAATATAGAGTTTACGCCTACAGTCGGTACACTATTTTTACGGCCTACAATATTACCTGCTAATACGTTGCCAATTGGCGTAAGCTTTAACAGCGCCTTAGATCATCTTGGTATTTATCAGATAGATGTCATAGCCCCGGTTGATAAAGGCAAGGGCGCAGCGGTTAGCATGGCTGATCTTATCGTATCAGCATATCCGCGTGGTGACTTAACGTATAACGGCGTTAAAGTACGAATCAAGTCGGCATCGCGTAATACAGGCACGCGAGATGGCGCATACTACATCGTGTCTGTTATAATTACTTATAAATCAATTACAGCGAGTTAGATTATGGCATTACCAATTACGTTCGACGGTGTTACCGTATCTGTTAGCGCAGATGCCCCTCCAACTTATGACGCTGCCGGTTTTGCCGATGCGTCTGTCTCTTACACAGTGATCGGACAAGTTACTAACTTTCCTGATCGTGGTCGCGTCTATACTGATGTTGCTTACAATTCTTTAGCGGTTCGCGGAACTCGGCACATCAAAGGCACTTTTGATGAACCAGAAGTTCCTATCGAGATCGGCGTAGATCGTACTGATGCGGGTCAAGTTATCTTGAAGACTGCAAGCGACTCAGACAATAGTTTTACCTTTAAATTCGCTTACTCATCTGGTGAGATTGATTTTTTTCAAGGTAAAGTCTTTAGTTTAGCAAGTGCAGGTGGTGACGGTGATACTTTGCGATCAGTTACAGCGAATGTGCGTATTGATCACCAAGGCGTAATAGAGGTCGCAGCTTAATGGATTTATCTACGCTTATATCAAATGATACTGCTGAGTGTGTCATAGTAGACCCAAGGACAGGCAAACATACCGACCTCAAGATTACTGTTTATGCTAATCACACAGCAGAGAGTAAAGCTGCACTAGCAAAAGCCGGTGATATTGGTGATGTTGTAAACTTTGCAAACTATCTAGCAGATGTGACAATTTCGTGGGTCAATGTAGAGTTAAACGGCAAGGCTTTAGATTGCAACCGTAAAAACGCACTTGATATCTACAATCACAAAGGCCAAATTGTAGCGATTCAGGTTGCTAACTTTCTTGGAGCACAAGAGAGTTTTTTGCCCGAACGCTAAATGATCTTACACTTTACGCAGATCAGATGGCGTGGCTTAACTCAAGCTCTAAAGGCAGTGATAAACCACGCGGTATGTGTGTTCAGTATGATATGCCTTGCATTGACTACTGTTTATACATAGCTAACATGGCTACAGAGTTCGGTTTAAAAGCTGAATGGTCAGAACTGCACGCATGGAATACATTAACCAAATCTAATCTGAATCGATTCGAGGTAAAAGCTGTACATTTAATGAGCGTAACTTATCAGAACAAGTACAGCTCGTACAGCAATACAGACAGTCCTAGGCCTTATCTAGGCAATGCAAGACAAGATAGTAATTCTATAAAGCAAGCGCTCAGGAATAGACAATGACCGATGTAGCAAACTTAACAATACAAGTTAACTCGGCTGGCGTAACTCAAGCCACTTCTAACCTTAACTCGCTACAGAACCAAGGTACGTCAACTACTTCTGTTATGCGTACCCTAGGCGGTGCTATTGCAGCTCTTGGTCTTGTCGGTCTTGGTAGAGGTATACTACAAACAAACATAGAGTTTGAAAACCTTAGAACGTCCTTAGTGACGGCAACAGGAAGCATTGAAGCGGCTGCAATAGCATTCGAACGTGTGCAAAAGTTCGCAGCACAAACCCCATTCTCAGTCAAAGAGCTAACCACCGCATTCATTACGCTTAAAAACTTAGGTCTTGACCCTAGCGAGGAAGCGTTAACATCTCTAGGTAACACGGCAGGCGCTACAGGTAAATCATTAGCTGATACTGTTAGAGCGCTATCCGGTGCTGTCACTGGCGAGTTTGACGGTCTAAAAGCTTTCGGTATAACAACAAAGTCGGAAGGCGATAAGGTTATATTTACCTTTAGAGGCGTAGCGACTGAGGTAGGCAAAAACACAAGAGAGATACAAGATTTCTTGTTGAGTCTTGGTAACGTAGAGTTTGCAGGAGGATCTGCAAGACAAGCAAACACGCTACAGGGTGCAATATCTAACCTTGGCGATGAGTTTGACAGGTTTAGTGATTTACTTCTTAACGATAGCAGCAGTGCAGGCTTGCAAGGTGCTGTCAGATTAACTACGGCTAGTCTTACTGTCTTATCTGATAACGTGCAAACGCTTGGAGATGTTGCAGCGGCCATAGGGATTATTATAACTGCAAAGCTTGTAGCTCCGCTTGTAGTAACCGGCGCAACTTTTCTAGTTGTACAACTGCAATCTGTACAGACTTCAATAGCTCTTGCCGCACTTTCAGGAACATCTGTAGTAGCATCCGCATCATTAACTGCACTTGCAGGGGCGGCGGCGTTAGCTAATACCGCTTTGAAATTCTTCGGTGGTAAAGTAGGTCTTTTAATTATTGCAGCTAGTTCGCTTGTATTCTTTGCGACTAAAGCAAAAGAAGCGACTAAAAGCACAGAGGATCTTGCAAAGAACATAAATAAACTGACTGTCGAAGCAGCAGGTGAACGATTAAAGTCATTAGGTAAAACACTTAAAGAGGCTAGCTTTGATTTTGATAAAGCTAACTTTAAGATTAACAACATTAGAGCACAACTTGAAAAGACACCAAACGACGCTAGGCTTCAATCTGATTTAAAAGGATTCGAAGATAAGCTAGCATCTGCACAAAAGAATGTTCAAACACTTAAAACTTTAGAGACTGAGTTAACGGCTATAGTTAACGACCCGAACAGAGAAGCAACACTGAAAGCGGCGGCAGATGCTCAAATACTGGCCGATACAAAGATTGTAGAGTCGGCGGCTAAACGAAGCGAAAAGCTGTTAGCACTGAAAAACGCACAAGATAAGTTGTTAACTCAGTCTGCTAGCTTCTTGCAGTCCATAAAAAGCCCTCTTGAATTATTTAAAGATCAAGAGGCTTTGCTTTTAAAGTTCTCTAAGACTGTTAATGATGCAACCGGCAAGACTTTAATAACTGACGGACAGTTACAAGAGGGTATTAGGCGTGCGCGTGTAGAGATGGAAGCGCTTATAGCGTCTGCTAGCTTAGAAAATTTTAACCAAGAAGCAAGCGCATCCGAAAGTCTTATTAAGAACTTACAAACAGCCTCGGAAGGCTTTGCAGAATCATTCGCTAATGCACTTGTATATGGCGGCACAAGCTTTGAAAACTTTGCCAATGGCATACTCAAGCAACTTCAAAAGATCGCATTACAGAAAGCCTTTGATCCTATATTTGGTAAATTTAGTTCTTTGCTCGAAGTTGGGGGGCGTAGTCTTTTAGGCTTAGGCTCCGGAATATCACCAACGCCCGGAGATATTGCAGGCACACCATTCGAAGGCGGTGGATTTACTGGTAGCGGTCCTAGATCAGGCGGCGTTGATGGGAGAGGTGGATTTAACGCTATATTGCATCCAAACGAGACAGTTATTGATCATACCAAAGGCCAGAGCATGGGCGGCAACATGAGCGTAGTCGTTAACGTGGACGCGTCAGGGTCAAGCAGTTCAGGCGATGCAGACGGTCAGAACTTAGGCAACTTAATTGGCATAGCTGTTAGATCGGTATTGATTGAAGAGAGCAGGCCAGGGGGCATACTAGCGTGAGTACATTTACTTTTTCGCCAACCTATGGCGCAGCAGAAACTAATACTCCAAAAGTACGAAAAGCACAGTTTGGCGATGGTTATCAGCAGAGAGTTGGTGACGGTATTAATCGCACTCCCCGTTTGTGGTCCTTAAGCTTTGAAGGCACTAAGCCAGACATAGATGCTATAGATTTATTTTTAGAGACTGAGGACGGTATTACATCCTTTGATTGGCAGCCACCAGCAGGCGCAGCCGGTAAATGGATTTGTAGCGAATGGACGCCAGCTATTAACCAATATAATAATTGGGTGCTAAGTGCAAACTTTGAGGAGGTCTTCGGAGAATGATTAGCACAGATGTACAAAAGCTAGCGCCGGGTAGCACAATAGAAATGTTTGAGATAGATTCATTGTCTATAGGAGGTCAGCTTCTACGGTTTGCTAATGACGTTAACAAGCTTCAATCAGATATTGTATGGCAAGGGAATACTTATACTAGGTTATCGATAGAATCAAAAGGCTTTGCACGTAGTGGTAGAGGTACACAACCTAGGCCAACACTAAAATTATCTAATGTCGCCGGAATAGTTGGCGTAATAGTAAGAGATATTGAGGATTTAGTAGGGTCTAAAGTTACACGTAGAAGAACATTTGTAAAATACTTAGACGCTGTTAATTTTAGTGCTGGTAATGCTCAGGCAGACCCAAACGTAGGATTTGCTGATGAAATTTACTACGTAGATCGTAAAGCCTCAGAGAACGGAATTTTTATAGAATTTGAATTAGCATCAGCGATGGATCTTACTAATGTTAAATTACCAAAGCGACAAGTAACGCAAAATGTATGCGCGTGGCAGTATCGAAGCGCAGAGTGCAGCTACACAGGCGGACCGGTGGCTACTATCATGGATATAATTACAACAGACGCAGCTCAAGACGTATGCGGTCATCGTGTAGCATCGTGTAAGCTGAGATTCGGCAATAACGCACCTCTGCCGTATGGCGGATTCGAAGGCTCTAATAATTAATGGATATGCATCAAGAAATAATTAATCACGCTAAAGAATGCTATCCGCGTGAGTCGTGCGGCTTAATTGTCATCGTCAAAGGCCGAAAGATTTACAAGCCATGCCGAAACATAGCATGCGGCGTACAGTTTGCGATTCACCCCCAAGATTTTGCAGATGCGGAAGACATTGGAGTAATTGATACAGTCGTACACAGTCACCCTAATTGCTCGCCTATGCCTAGTCCTGCTGACTTGATAGGTTGTGAGCAGTCAGGCTTAAAATGGCTTATAATGTCACATCCTAGCGGTAACGTGTACGAGTTTGCACCTTCTGGGTATGTTATGCCATTGTACGGACGATCATTTGAGCATGGCACAGTTGACTGTTTTACGTTTATTCGTGACTACTACAAGCAAGAATTAAACATTGATATGCCTAACTATACTCGTGCAGATAATTGGTGGCTTGCAGGTGAGAATCATTATATTGATAGAGCAAAAGATGCAGGGTTCTACCCAGTAACAGACTTACAGATTAATGATATAATACTCATGCAGGTCGGCAGTAAAGTGCCAAACCACGGCGCGGTGTATGTCGGCGGTAATAAAATAGCACATCATCAAGTAGGCAGGTTATCATCACTTGATGTATTGGGCGGCTGGTACACTAAGATCAAATGCGGAATACTGAGGCATAAATCATCAAAACAGTAATGCTATACGGCGCACTAGGCGCGACATACGGGCGAGTGCATCGATATGATGTAGTCTCACCAGCTCAGGCTATAAAAGCTCTAAGCGTCACAATAAAAGGCTTTAAGCAGTCTTTGATTGATGGCGGGCATTATCGTATATTAGTAGGTGGTAAAGATGAAATAGGTCTTGATAATTTAGCAGACCCGATGTCTGATCGTGAAACTATTCGTATTGTGCCGGTCATTGCTGGTTCGCGTGGATTAGGTCAGATTGTTTTAGGTGCAGCATTGATAGGTTTCTCCGGTCCACTAGGAGGCTTTATAGGTAATGCATTTGGTGCGACTACTGCGACAATCACAACAATTACAGGAGCCATATCTAGCATGGGTGTTTCGTTAGTAATTGGCGGGGTATCACAGCTATTGTTTTCACCTCAAACACAAACACAGTCAGCAGAGCGAGAAGAAAACAAGCCCTCATTTATATTTAACGGCGCAGTCAATACAACTCGGCAGGGTAATTGCGTACCAATTTGTTACGGTCGTATGATCGTCGGATCTCAAGTTATCTCTGCTGGGTTAAGTGTGACTGAATTATGATACGTGGCTCAGGTGGTGGCAAGGGGTCTGGCGGTAGTGCAAGAGTAGCACAAGAAGCACCCGACAATTTACAGTCAAAACAATTCGCAAAGTTTATTGATTTAATAAGTGAAGGCGAGATTGTCGGCCTAGTTGATGGCTTAAAATCTGTATTCTTTGACAGTACGCCGATTGAGAACTTAGATGGCTCGCTAAATGTAAGAGGGATTACGCTTAACACAAGACCCGGCACGCAAGCACAAACTCATATGCCAAGCTTTTCGCTTGTAGAGTCAGAGCAAGCCGTAGGTGTAGAGTTTAAAAAAGACGTAAGCCTAGTGCGATCAATAACTAATACAGACGTAGACAGCGCTCGTGTCACATTGTCAGTACCAAGATTGAGCAGTCAAAACACATCTAACGGTGATGTAAGCGGGACGACTGTACGAATTGCAATTGATTTACAAGACAATGGCGGTGGCTTCGTTGAGCAAAAATTATCAGTTGCCCCAGTGTCTTTAAGTGTTAGTAGTTCCGGTGTTGTTTCAAGTCTACAGCAGAGCATTTTATCAGCACAGATAAATGTCAATTGGCAGGGCAGCGGTAGAACATTTAAGTTTATAAGTTTTAGAGTTGATTTTAGGGCTGTTGGAAGCTCAACTTATACAACTCTACAAGCTGGAAGCTTTAGCGGTTCAGGTAGTTTTGGTCCAGATGGAGGTTTACCTTCTGAATCTGAAAGCGTTTCAATCGGATTTTTCCCGCCAAGCGGTAGTCAATCAATATCTTTTACTGCCCCTGTGGAAGGCGCATATGAATTTAGAATCGTTAAAGTTAGTGGTAATGGATCATTATCAATTACTGCTACAGGATCGGGATTTAAAACATTTGACGACATAACAGGAAAGACTTCTAGCCGTTATCAACGCGCATACAATATAACGCTAACGGGTGACGGCCCTTGGGATATTCGAGTACGTCGAATAACTGACGATAGCACAACTCAAGCTCTGCAAAACCAAACATTCTGGGACAGCTTCACAGAAGTAATTGATGAAAAGTTTAGCTATCCAAACTCTGCATTGATCGGGATATCTGTAGACAGCGAGCTATACAATAAAATACCTGCAAGAGGCTATGAAATTGAGGGCATGATAATACAAGTGCCTTCAAACTATGATGCGCTTGCAAGGACATATAATGGCGTATGGGACGGTACATTTACGACAGCATACTCAAACAATCCAGCTTGGGTGTTTTATGATCTTGTTGTCAATTCTCGCTATGGTTTGGGCGACTACGTATCAGCAGATCAAATTGATAAATTTACACTGTTTGAGATTGCCCAATACTGCGATGAATTAGTAGATAACGGCGATGGCAGCACAGAGCCGCGTTATACTATTAATGTCTATTTACAGACAAGAGAAGAAGCTGTAAAGATGTTACAAGCCTTGGCAAGTGCTTTTGCTGCAATGTCATTTTGGGCAGCAGGTAGCGTGACATTAACGCAAGACTCACCAAAACAAGCA